TAGATATGAACTTTGAAACATCTGATGCTTCTCTACAAATTTTGAATAGCAGTTATAATGTTGCTAGAACTGTCACTTTCTATGACTTGTTCCCCGTCAGTTTGTCCACTCTAGAATTCAGAGCAGATGATCCTGATGTACAATACCTCAGTGCTGACGCATCCTTCAAATACCTTTATTACGACATTAAATGAATCTTGAAACTTTGCAATCCAAATGGGAGAAGGATTGCATTCTTGGTGACGAACTCAGCGATGAGTCAAAAAGAATTCCTTCTCTACACTGTGAATATATAAAACTCTATAACGAATTCAATCTTCTCAAGAAAAAATCTGAGTGGGATCTAAAGAAAGTAAGAAGAGAACGCTGGGAATACTATACAGGTAAAGCAGACCCAGAAGTATACACTGAGGAACCTTTTGATTTCAAGGTTCTCAAAAGTGATATAGATAGATATATAGATTCTGACGAGAAGATACAAAAGGCACAACTTAAATTTGAATATTATCAGCAGATTAGTTTCTTTCTAGAATCGGTTCTAACTCAAATCCGAGATAGACAATGGCAGATAAGAAACGCGATTGAATTTCAGAAACTTACATTGGGATACGGATGAGCGAATTAGTTATTTCTAAAAAGAATGAAGTATATCTACGAATAGAATGCGACCCACACATCAAATACGAACTATCTGATCACTTCACTTTTGATGTGCCAGAAGCAGTGTTCATGCCATCCTATAGAAACAAACATTGGGATGGCAAGATCAGACTATTCTCTCCACATACAGGAGAGATCTATTGTGGTTTGTTAGATAGAGTCATCACATGGTGTAGTGAAATGAACTACAACATGAAGTTTGAATCTAACAAATACTATGGAGAAGCTTTAGAGTCAAACGAACTAATTACAGAACGTGGTGTAAAGGGATTCATGGAATCTATTACCCAGTTCACTCCAAGAGATTATCAAGTCAAAGCAGTATATCAGGCGCTCAAAAATAATAGAAAATTAATTATCTCACCTACCGCATCAGGTAAGTCGATGATGATTTATTCTTTGGTGAGATACTATGAATCAACAGGACAAAGAATTCTTATCATTGTTCCAACCACCAGCCTTGTGGAACAAATGTATAAAGATTTTATTGATTATGGATGGGATGCAGAGTCTTATTGCCACAAAATATATGCGGGACGGACAAAACAAACCGATCACCCCGTTACCATCACTACCTGGCAAAGCGTATATAAACTCCCTAAAACATTTTTTGAAAATTTCACAGCAGTTATAGGAGATGAAGCGCACCAGTTCAAAGCAAAGTCTTTGACAACTCTCCTAACAAAATGCCATAACGCAAAATATCGTGTTGGATTTACTGGTACATTAGATGGCACACAAACTCACAAGTGGGTATTAGAAGGACTGTTTGGTCCTACACAAAAAATTATCAATACAGAAGAACTGATCAATCAAGGATATCTCTCTCGTTTCAATATCAAAGTTCTGATCTTGAATCATGAAGGTCAGAAGTTTGACACGTATGAAGATGAAATACAATATCTAATTGGTCATGAACGCCGCAATAATTTTATAAAAAATCTAGCATTAGATCTGAAAGGTAATACCCTAATTCTTTATAGTAGGGTTTCTACCCATGGACAGGTTATTTATGATCTACTAAATAATAGTGTAAAAGATAAAAGGCAAGTCTTCTTTATTCATGGTGGTGTGGATGTAGATGATAGAGAGTCCGTAAGAAGGATTACTGAATCCGAAAATAACGCAATCATTGTTGCATCTTATGGAACATTTTCTACAGGTATTAATATCAAAAATCTACACAATGTAATTTTTGCAAGTCCATCTAAGAGTAGAATTAGAAATTTACAATCTATTGGTAGAGTTCTAAGAAAAGGTCAAAACAAAGATCTTGCTACTCTGTATGATGTATCTGATGATATCTCATACAAAGGAAAGAAAAATTATACTCTGAATCATTTGGTAGAAAGAATCAAAATTTATAATGAAGAAAACTTTGAATATAAAATTATTACTGTAGATTTCAAGTAAAGCATGGAAGATTTTTACGCATCAATAAAACTAATTACTGGTGAAGAGATTTTAGCACAAGTTCTTCATGATAAGGATGATGACGTATTGATCATTTGTAATGCTGTTGAGATTGAAGAAATGAATGTATCACCTTCTCCAGGTGTATTTCAATGTATGATTACCCCACATATGTGGATGAAATTCTCTGGTGAAGATTCATTTATTATTAAAAAAGATCATATACTTACTATTACTGAGTTATCTGGTAATGCATTAGACTTCTATAAGAAGTGTTTAGATAAAGCAATGCATCCCTCTAGTAACCCAATGATTGATAATAGAGTAGATGCAGAAGATCAAAGAGGATATGTCTCTAGTGTAGATGATGCTAGACAATTCTTTGAATATCTCTATAGATCTTAAAGCTAGTTCTCTTGAACCTCCACAAGGTTATTATACAGATATTGAGTACCCTTGTCAAGTGTTGACACATATGCTATTATATGAACACAAAAGAATAAACTGTAATGGCAGCAAAATCAGAACACTATGTAAATAATAAAGAATTCTTAGAGGCTCTGGTCCAGTACAGGGAATCGGTAAAGCGTGCTGCAAATGCAGGTAAACCTAAACCCAGAATCTCAAACTACATCGGTGAGTGTTTTCTGAAAATTGCAAATCATCTTTCATATAGACCAAACTTTGTTAACTATATGTTCAAAGATGATATGATTTGTGATGGAGTAGAAAATTGCGTTCAGTATGTAGATAACTTTGATCCAGAAAAATCTAAGAATCCTTTCGCATACTTCACTCAAATCATTTATTACGCCTTTCTCAGACGTATTCAAAGAGAGAAGAAGCAACTAGAAATTAAAAATAAAATTATCGAGCGGTCGGGATATGATGAAGTCTTTACTGCAATGTCAGAAGATGGCACCAGTATTGATGTATCTCAGATGAATAGCATCAAGGAAAATGTTGAGGCAAGAATGAATCGATGAAAGTTGCAATTATTACTGACCAGCACTTCGGTATGAGAAAGGGAAGTCAAATCTTCCATGAGTTTATCGGTAAGTTTTATCAAAATGTTTTCTTCCCTACACTAGACAAGTACGGTATTGACACTGTTCTTGACTTAGGAGATACATTTGATAATCGTCGTAATATTGACTTCTGGTCTTTGAAGTGGGCACAGGAAGAATACTACGATAAGTTAGAGCAACGTGGTGTTCATGTGTATACTGTTGTTGGTAATCATACTGCATTCTATAAGAATACAAATGACATCAACACTGTAGATCTTCTTCTGCAGCAGTATGGTAATGTTACTCCTATCTCTGAGTGTAAAGAGATTGAAGTACATGGTCTTCCTATCTTGTTTATTCCTTGGATCAACCAAGAAAACGAGCAGCATACTTTGGAACAGATACAAAATACAAATGCATCTGTTGCTATGGGACATCTAGAACTTGCTGGATTTGAAGCACATCCTGGTTACTTTCATGCTAAAGGTGAAGACCCAATGTTCTTCTCTAAATTCAAGCGTGTCTTCTCTGGTCACTATCATACCAAGAGTAGTAAAGGCAACGTCACATATCTAGGTAATCCTTATCAGATTTACTGGAATGATTGTGATGATCGTAGAGGTTTTCATATCTTCGATACTGAGACTTTGAAATTAACCTATGTGGAAAATCCATATAAGATGTTCAAGAAGTTCTACTATAATGATCAAAAGGCAGAACACTCAGATGAACAGATCGAAGATTGTAAAGATAAGTTTATCAAAGTTATTGTAGAGAAGAAGACGGACTTCTATGCATTTGATAGATTTATCGATAAGATTCATAAAGTCGGTGTTCATGATTTGAAAGTCGTAGAGAATTATGATCTAACAAATGATAATGATGATGAAATCGAAGTCGAAGATACTCTTACAACGTTAGAAAAATATGTTTATGAACTGGAGCAAGATCATCTTGACAAACAATCTATTATAGATATTATCAAAGGATTATACGTAGAAGCATCAGAGATCTAGTATGTTTGTTCTAACTCTAAATGGCAATGGTGATGGTGCTTATGCTGCTACTAATTTAGATGGCAGTAAAGCATTGCAACTCTTTGTTGACAAAGATGACGCTATACGGTATGCTGGTCTACTGGAGGCAGATGACCATCCAGAGTTGATTGTAAAGGAGATTGATGATGATCTTGTGATCAAAACTTGTGAAAGTTTGGGGCACAAGTATTGTATTGTTACTCCAGATGAATTTGTAGTTCCCCCATTTGACAATGATTCTTTTTAAGACAATTAGATGGAAGAATTTTCTATCTACTGGTAATACTTTTACCGAAGTATCTTTGAATAGTTCTCCTTCCACATTGATTGTCGGATCAAATGGTGCAGGTAAATCTACAATCTTAGATGCACTTACGTTTGGTTTATTCAATAAACCTTTTCGCAAAATTAATAAACCACAACTAGTCAATTCATCTAACGATAAAGAATGTTTAGTTGAAATTGAATTTAGTATTGGTAAGAAAGAATACTTGATTCGTAGGGGGATCAAACCAACCGTATTTGAGATCCATGTCAATGGCAATATGCTGGATCAAAATGCATCTGCTGCAGATCAACAAAAGCATCTTGAACAGAATATTCTCAAACTTAACTTCAAGTCTTTTACTCAGATTGTAATTCTGGGTAGCAGTACTTTCGTTCCTTTCATGCAATTGCCTGCTGCAGGGCGTAGAGAAGTTATTGAGGACATCTTGGATATCAAGATTTTCTCTACGATGAATCTTCTGGTCAAAGAGAAGATCAAAATCTTTTCTGACGAAATCAAAGATCTAAAAAATAACGCAGAGTTAGTACAAGAGAAGATTGATATTCAGGATAGATTTGTTACTGATCTTCAGGAACAATCCCAGTCTAGGGTAACTCAAAAGAAATCTGAGATCGATAACCTTCTGACAAAGATTGTTTCTATTGATAATCAAGTCGAAGCGTGTATGTCATTTATCACTGGTCTAAAGGATACCAGTGAAGATCCAGCAAAGTTTGAAACTAAACAAACTAAACTGCATAAGCTCCATCACAAGATGGATGCAAAGCAGAAGACTCTTTCTAAAGAAATAGAGTTTTATGACAAGCATGATGATTGTCCTACTTGCAGTCAACCGATTGGTGAAGATCTGAAAAAGAGTAAGATCAAAGATAATCTAAAATTGCTTGACGAAATTGATCTTGCTATGTCAACCATGGAGAATGAGATCGATAGTTTGTCCACCAAACTGAATGACATCAAAGAAGTTCAGAATAAAATCTATGAGTCAACCTTTGAACTCAAGCGTCTGAACAACTCCAAAGAAAATGTTCAGGAACAGATTGATTATATCAATAACGAAATCAATCGTATTCAGAACAATAATAATAATATCGAGAGAGAGAAAGAGAAGAAGCAAGAGTTCGTCGGTCAGAAAAAATTCATCGACAAGATGATTGCCGAGATGAAGATGAAAAAGGATGAGCATGATGTTGTTCATTTTCTCCTCAAGGACAGTGGAGTCAAGACCAGAATCATCAAAAAGTATCTTCCCCTGATGAACAAGTTGATTCGTCAGTACCTTCAAGAACTTGATTTTGGTATTAATTTTTCTCTTGATGAAGAGTTCAATGAGACAATCAAGTCTCCTATTCACGATCAGTTCTCATATGCATCCTTCTCTGAAGGAGAAAAAATGAGAATTGATCTAGCACTACTATTCACTTGGAGAGAAGTTGCTAGAGTCAAGAACTCTGTCAATACTAATCTTTTGATTCTCGATGAAATTTTTGATAGTTCTCTAGATGTTTCTGGTACAGATGACTTCCTAAAAATTATTAGGTTTGCTGTTCATGATGCAAACATCTTTGTCATCTCACATAAAGGAGATATCTTACAAGATAAGTTTGCAGATACCATTCAGTTTGAGAAAGTCAAAAACTTTAGCAAGAAGTGCCAGTTGAACTAGTGGCACACGACCACCTCTTCGGGGGTGGTTTTCTTGTATGATGAG